TTTGGGGGTAAATCCGATACACCTGGTGGTTTAACACCCTCCAATTCCTCAAGACTCCAGTCGGCATAACTTGATGGCATTGTCTAACCCCCCATTAGCGAGACAATCCCGCCTGTGGCATAGTTCGGCCGATCCATAAAATTATCCCATGTCTCTTGTGGTGTCTCCTGTTCTTCCATAAAGAGAGGCAACTCTTGTTTTTCGGGGTCCATGTAATCAACTTCTCGACCGCCACTCAAGGCTCTTCCTTCTGAGATGAAGTCATACATGGCCATACCGATTTCTTCTTCGCTCATTTCATTAAAGTTCGGACCTGCCACCCTCATTTTTTCTTCAGGTGTTAACTCCATAAACATTTTGAGCATGTCAAAACTGTCATCGACTGGCTCTGGTTCTTGTTGGTCGCCAAAACGATCTTGCAAATAAGCAGATGTTTGAACAGCGTCGGGAATAAAATCAAAAATAGTGCCTTTAAGCATACCTTCAGGTTGATAATCTCTAAATCTTTTCTTTTCAGCCAGGTCACCCTGTGAAAACCCTCTGACTCCTGGGTCTGCAAACCCTCTAGCTCCGGGCGTTCTAAGGTAATAACCTGATCCTACAATGGGAGGCGCAGTGGGTCTTGTCGGCATGCCACCCATTTGAAATCCTCTGACTCCGGGCATTCTAAGATAGGGACCGTAACCTGATCCTAAAACGGGAGGTGAGCTCGGTCTTTTAAGAAAGTTCGGCATTAAAAAACGCCTTCAAACTTAGTACCACGAATGGCTGCCCCTCCGCCTCTGCACTTGCCGGCGCCGGAACCCGGTTTAGGGGGTCCGCCATTGGCTTCTTTTTTAGGTTGTGCCATAGGCACGGTGCCCTGGTCTTTAATTTTCATGGATTTACTTGCGGTGCCTGGATTTTTTGGTACGGCGCCTCTGAACTTTCTTGGTCTTTGCATTGGTCTTCCTCTTTTTTTTAGATTTTCCCGCCTTGCTCAGTGCAATGGCAACGGATTGTTTCTTCTTGTAGCCCTCTTTTCTCAGTTTCTTTATGTTAGCAGAAACTGTTTTCTTGGCGCTACCCTTTTTTAGCGGCACTTTTTTTCTTTACTGCTTTTTTCTTTGGCGTAGCTTTCTTTTTAGCCGTTGTCTTTTTAGCCGCTGCTTTTTTCTTTGGCGTTGCTTTTTTCTCATCTTTTCTGGATTTAATAAGCTGTTCTTTTCGTTTAGGATCACCGCGCCAGTCTCTCTCAGCCTGATGTTCTGCTAATCGTTTTTCTTCTGCGGCTCGTTCTTCAAGTTTTTGTGCCTTGTGAGCGGCCTGCATGGCTTTCATCACTGAACTCATTGTTTGCTCTCCTGTTGTAAATCTGCTGCCTTAAATCGTTCTGCCTGATCTAGTCTGTCCTGCGCCGTTTCGTTCTTCATTACGGCAATTTCCTCGGATGAATCAATTCGTTCTTTGGTTAAATCATCCTGTTGATTGATTTTCATTATATCTAAATTTTGCTTTTCTCCAAATTCTTGTTGTTTGCGCTGTAAATCACCGGCCTTAATATCCAACTCCTGGCGCCTCAATTCCACCAACGGATCTTCTTGCGGTGGCGGCGGTGCAAACTGCTCATTAATTTGTTGTGTTAGCTCGGCAATCACTTGTGCTGTTTGCGCTTGTTGCTGTTGCATCATTTGCATTTGCATCTGTTGTTGCTGTTCCGGCGGCATCTGCATTAATTGCTGTTGCATCTGCATCATTTGTGGATCTTGTGCCATTTGTTGTTGTACCATTTGTTCCGCTTTCAGCGTGATGTGTTCATACACATGCGCTTGAATCATCGCCATTCCTTGCGGGTTTTGTTGCATAATTGCGGTGCCGTAAAGACTCATGTGAGCAGCTATATGGGCGTCGTGATCCTGTCCCTGGAAGGCTTGTGCACCTTTACCAATCAACAAGGAAGCGTTTTCATTACCCGGATCCACCGGTTCCGGTTGCGGCGGTGGCGGCAAGAGCGCCTCGATGTTCTCCACATTAAGGGCTTGATACATTCGGCGATACGCCTCGTAAATGCCCGTTGGACCATGAATCTCAGGGTTTGATTGCGCCATTTGCAGCATTTGCTGCGCCAGCATCACCCGTTGGCTCATCGAGAAGATGTTCGGGTCCGATACCGGAATAATATCCACACGATCATCAAAATCAGCCTGTTTAATGTTCTGATCGCCATTCTTGGTCATATACGGATAGGCCGGCGGTAGGAATTGGGCGAAAATTCTCGCCAATAAGTTAAATTCTATCTTTTGCGCGTAATGTAAGCGCTTATGAATCGCCGACATCACCTTGGTGCCACGCTCCAGCAACGCAACCGTGGTGCCCACCGGCATTTCCTGATTGGAATCGCCCACTTGAATATCAGCAATGGAAGCAAACCGCTTACCGGCATCGACCATTAAGCCCATTAAGGCTAACAGCGTTTGTGACGGCTCTTTAAACGGCAATGGTACAAACGAATCTCGAAGACTGCCCCCTGGGGCGTCCATATCACGAAATTCACCCGGTTGTAAGGGCTGATCGTCGTTCCGGATGCGAATCCCTCGCGCTTTAAATCCGGCCGGCAGGTTGGCGAGCGTGCCCGCGTCGATCAGCTGACGCAAAATCGAGGTGGACGCTCTGGAGAGTCCGCCAATCATGTGCGTTAGGCCAAATCCGTAAAATCCAAGTCCGGGTAGGAACTTGTAATGAACAAAATACTGAATCTTTTTCTTTAACGGGTCGGTTTCATTCCAGTTGCGACGAATGGAAAGCACCGCATTGTTACGTTTGGACAACGTTACAATGTAGGGCAACTTAACTCCGGTGGGTTCACCGGTCTCGTCCATGTCTTCAAACCCGTCAATATCCAAATCGGTATGAATTTCATACAATTCGCAATCGCTGTCAGTGTTATACGACGGCTCCATGCCTTGGAGCTTGTCAATTTCCTCCTGAATGTCCTCGCTATCGTACTCGGCGCCCATTGATTTCAGAGGCACGTCACGATAGAACCCGCTGTTTTGCAATTTGACGACATCGTTCATCGGCATCGAGACGATGTTGGTAATCCGTACGGCAGTTTGCAAATCGCTGGTGTCATAAGGCACGACTAAATTCTCGGACGGTATAAATTTCGATACTGCCCGACCTAAATTCTGATCATAATAAACCTTACGAAACGCCGAACCGGACAACGGTAGATAAAATAGCAGCATATCTGTTTCCGGATCGTATTCTTCCATGACGTGCATGATTTGATAATTCATGTACTCCTTGACCCTGGCTGCTTGTCCCTCGGAGTCAGGAGTGATGGCGCCAACGATCTGAGTCTTTACAGGACCTTGAGCTGGCAGTATTTCGCCATAGGCTTGTGCCTGGAATTGCGTGACGGATTCGGCTAAAAGGGGATGGGTAATGCCGGATGCGCCTTCAAATGGTTGACTTCGTTCTTCGTAGCGCATGCCGAGAAATTCCAAGCCGTCACGATATTGTTTCTCCCATTCAGAACGAGAGTTAATATCGGCTTCGACATCGGCAACGCATTGGTTAAATATACCGTGTAGTTCGGAATCGTCCAGTTCTTCAGCCAAGTTAGCGCCAAATTCAACTTGCTGGGGCAGCATCTCGCCCGCCCCAACAACAATGTTTCCATTATCCAAGGCGGTAATGGGGACGTCTTCTCCATTCAACTCGGCGAGTGTGGGATCCTCTAGTTCAATTGTTTTGGAATCATCGATAACCTCCAATGGCTCTTCTTGAGCCGGGTATATTCGTTTATCGACGTCCGCCATAGTATCGCCCTTGTGCTAATGTAAACATAAGCGCACTAATCCAATTTCGATATTGGGTCAGTGGACTTATTACTGTGTTGTTCATTCTATACTTGAATTTAATAATTTTCATTAAATCCTTTTTTCCGTTGTAAATATTATTCATCAATAATAAATGTGCTGTTGCGGCACAAACTCCTCATCCTCTTCATCCGAGTATAGACGAACAAAGTTGCCTTGTCTAAATCTCAGTATCGCTTGCGTCATCGAATCCACATAATCGTCGTGCTCGCCAAACGGAAAAGCGGCACATTCCTCAATAACATCCTCGGCAAATTTCTTCTGTGGCGCCCAGACCATCCCCGACTCAAACACCGGACTGACCGCGTGCACCCTAGTGACCTTATCATTACCTCTCGACGGGCGGTAGTTGACCACCGGTATCCCCATATTGCGTAGTTCGTGGGTCAACGGCGTTCCTGACGCCTGGGACTCAACTAACACCATTTCCGGCTCCCAATACTTATACTCCTCATTGGCCACCGCCTTTAACTCCGGAAAATCCCAGCGTCCGCGCTTGGCATCGAGCAGTATAATCGCATCGCCGCTGTCATCACTCGGCTTAAAAATGCCCCAAGTGGTAATGGCTGAAAAGTCAGCTGTTTCCTTCTTGGAAAACGCCGTATCATAGCTCTGAATAATGTACTCCACGGGCGGTATCTTCTCCTTTTCCCAAGGCTGCCACCAATCCCGTTTGATAATCGCGCCTTCTTCCG